GAACGCATAGATGTTTACAAGGTCATTGAGAGCCGCACCAGAGGCCAGCACAACGCTGGTGCCGTTGGTAGCTGTAAAGTCGGATGGGTCAAGGATGACCCCGTTCATCACCACTTGCAGGTTATCTACCGTGTAAGACAGCGTGGCACTGTTGTCGTCTGAACCGCTGAATGTAGTCTGCCCTGCAGTTGCTGTGTACTCGTACAGAGTCAGACTGACATTGCCAGCCGAGGTGGCAGCAATCCAGTTAGCGCCATCATAAACCCGCATCTCGTTGGCTGTGCTATTGAAATATAATGCGCCAGAAACCAGCGAGTTTCCGTCATTGTCCTGAGATGGATCTGATGATTTTGGACCAAGATACCTGTCATCAAAACTGTCAAAACTAGACGCCGCAGAAGATGCACTAGCCGCCGCAGCAGTCTGACTTGCAGCAGCAGCCGTGGCAGACGATGCTGCCGCTGTGGCACTACTAGCTGCTGCCGTGGCTGAGTTCGCACTAGCAGTCGCAGAGCTGGCACTATTGGTAGCTTGGGTCGAAGATGTTGATGCGCTGGTCGCAGCATTAGATGCTTGAGTTGATGCCGTAGATGCGCTTGCTGCCGCTGCTGTAGCTGATGACGCCGCCTCTGATGCTTTTGTAGTCGCAGTATCTTTATGACCAGATGCTGTAGACGCAGAACTTGCTGAATTTGTAGCTGATGTCGATGCTTCTGAGGCTTTTGTCGTTGCTGTGCTGGCCGATGAAGCCGCAGATGTGGCACTTGATGCGGCATTTGTGGCACTTGTTGCAGCTTCACTGGCTTTTGTTGTAGCTGTCGTGGCGTTTGTAGCAGCGTTTTGAATAGCAGATAGATTGTTTGTAATGTTAGCCATATTAGTCGTTTGACCAGCTACGGTAGTAACATTACTGGAAACCCCAGCGACAGTAGTAACATTGGCCTTGATAGCAGCAAGGTCAGATATAGCGTCAGTTGCTATTGTGCCGTCCTCGATGTCAGCAAGAGCAGCTATGTCAGCAGAAGCAGCAGATACAGTTTGAACATCTGAGATGCTAGGGCCAGCTTCAGGAACGCCTGTTGTAGCGTTAAATGCTAGAGTTTTGCTTTTACGGGTATCCTTATTGGGCAGCTTTAGATCAACAGTCTCATCAGAGTCAGAAAGCTGCAAGGTTCTGCTAAATGATGTCTCGTTTTGCTGAGCTACAGCAGTGAGCTTATCAAGCTCAGTATTGAGAGAGGCAACATTAAATGGGCCAGAAGTAGGGAAGTCTGTAGTTCTTGTAATTGGTATGTCACGGAAGATAGTTGTCTTTGTCGTGTTTGCATAACTATCCCCAAGAGTGATGTGACCACCAGAAAACCCGTCATCTACAGCAGTACCAGTAACAGCAAAAGTCCCTGTTCCAGTTCCTCTGGAAAGAGTCGTATCTACACCCGATGCGTTTGTAACGACAACCTTGATGTCATCCAAAGCAAAGAATGGAAAGTCTATTGTCAGTTGAGTCGAGTTAGCAGTTATAGCCTGCGTATACTGAACTCTAGCGTCATTATCTGCAATCTGTATAGTAGCCATAACTCTTTATCCTTTATTGGCTTAACAAGGTAAATTCACTTTACTTTCCATACGCCCAATCAAAAAACGGGTCAGAAACAGGATGATTACCAAAAGGGGTGATAAATCTTCCGCTTTGAAGGGTTTTCTGGTCTGCCTCACCAGTTATTACATCTGTCATTATTGATGCAGCCGTAGAAATATTGCCTGCTGTTGGGCCAAGGACTGCATTTAACTTGGCTCCTGTAGGCATTTGAAACCTTCTATCATCAACAGTTGCTGGCCTTAACCCAAGCCTGTTGTTACTTAGCTTCTCTACAGCATTATTAACGTCCATAAAAAAGCCAGTTATGCCACTGCGGTCTATAGCATTGATAAGTTTCTCATCAAATGTTTCTTTTCTATCAATGCCGTACTGAGCTCTTTTAAGCTCATTAACCATAGCGCCAAGGCCAACAAGAAGAAATGCACCTTGCCAAAATGCACCATCTCTTTCTTGCAAACCAGAGGTAAGCATACGAACATTGGCAGCCTGTCCATATGATTTAAACTGAGTAACCATGGAGCCAAGTTCAGTAGATGTCCACAAAGCCCTATCTCCGGCTCCTGGAGTAATGATTATTCTTTCAACATTCTGGTTTAGAGCATTTCTAAACTGCAATCTCATAGTAGAATCTGTCCAAAGCTCTGTATTAGGCATCCATTGACCGTCAACCTGTTCTCCAAATCGGTCAATCATTTGCTTCATACGCATATGACTTTGTTGATCTATGCCGTTTTTTAACAGCTTTTCTTTGCTTGCTTTAGGAAGATTTTCCCAAGGCTGCATAATAGCTTCAGTCATACGCAACATTGTTACGTTTCCTGAAAACTCTTTCATAACCTGATTCCAAATGTTTAATCCATTAAGGACAAACATTGCAGAAGCGCTAGCGTTGAGTATTCTCTCAAGAGCAAATCTGTTTCCAAATATATCGCCAACATCAGCAAATGCTTGCGCTCTCAGGCCTAATGTAGCATCAGCAGCCACAGCAGCAGCAGATAACTCTTTTCTACTTAACTGCTTAATTAAAGATGATTGGTTGGCAAAAGCTATTTTTAAACCCTTTTCATAAGATTGCTTAAAGCCCTCAACCATAACAACTCTTGCAGCGTCAGGGATCGAAGAGACCATAGCGCCACCCATGCCCACAATAACATTGAAAGATTTCATGCTTCTAACGAATCTACTGCTTAATTGATGAGGATCTTTAGATGCACCATATGTTCCACGAAGCCTATCTCTTAAACCCCTAACATCTCTAAGATCGTTTTCAAGCTGCTTTCTGAGAGCTTGTTTGGCCTCAACGCCACCTGCCTCGTCAATAAGGCGTGTATATTCAGATATGATGTCATCTATAGTAGATTTCATATCAACGCTGCCAAAACGTCTTGCAATCTCTATGTCCATGCCCATAGTTCTTGTGTGGTGTTTAAGCAAAACCTCAACATCACTCTCAAGAAACTCTTCTATAAGATCATCGGGTATTTCAAATGTTCTAGCTTTTGCACCTGATGCACTCATTAAGTCATCAAGGTCTCCATTATCTAAACCAAGATAGGGCCTTGATTTAGTAACAGAGTCAAATACCTCATCAGCAAACTGCTGCGCTTCACGCTGACTCATGCCCTTAGTTGAGATAGCCCAAGACCTTACAATAGAAATAAAGCGTTGCGGATCGTTCATAATTTTATCAATCCTATAGAGACGAGGAAGATAACTTGCAGCGGTGTTAACTGAGACCCCCTGACTTCTAACTTTATCTAGCTGCTTTGTGAGTGTTCTTACAGCAGCTTCATCTCCAGATCTTTTAGCAATCTCTAAAGATCTCTGTATTTCAGCCTCAAAAAGCCTGACCTCTTCTGCTTCTTTCTTTATCATATTAAGCTGTTTTCTTGCGGCTTGAGCTGCTTGAGTAACATATGGAGATGCAGCATCACCGATGTCATCAACATCATTTCGACGCATAGCTTTTCCAATACGAACCCTAAAATCAACCTCAGACAAATGAGACAGACCAGAAGAAAACTTATCTTTTGCCTGAACACCTATAACTTGGAAAGACCTAACGATATCGCTTTCACTAGCAACTTTTCCCCTATAAGCAAGATAAGCTGTATCCTGCTCTCTTATCGCAGCTAAAAGATCTGAAAGATATTTTGTTCTAAATGTGGTTTCTACAGACTGAGACATACTCAACTCCTCATCCACTCTTTTAGTCATTATGCCACCCATATCTACCATTTCACCAGCAATCCCCCTTACAATAGGGTTGCTGCTTTTCAGCATTCTGTAGACAGGGTTAAATCCTAGCTTTTCTATTTTTACTCCAGTTTCTTTAGCGGCATCTCTTTCTATTGTGTCGTAAGCAGTTTGCCTCGCCCTTTCTGGGCTAGCCGCAGCTCCAGCAGATTCATAAGTATCTGAATACTTTTTTTCAAAAGCTTTATCTCTAGACAAAGATCTGGATGTTGCAGCCCTCGCAATAGTAGGGCCAAAAGCTGTATTTACAGTGCCACCAATGCTGCTTACAAGAGCGAGAGCCATAACACTATCAGTTATAGTTTTATCTTCCCTAGCAGCTTGCAATGCCATTTGTTCTGGCAAAACAGTTGCCATAGAAAAAGCAGCTCCAGACATAAATCTTTTAGAAGCGGATGCAGCTTTCATAAATCTTAAGGGTGCTATAGGCAGTACAGAAGATGGGGTTAATAATGCGGCTCCTATCTCTGCAAAAGCAGAATCAGAAGATGAGAGTATGTCTATGTCAGCACGCTCATCTTGTAACTTTTGAGCAATGTTAGCTGTCTGAGCAGAGTTCTTGCTGTGCATTGTCCTCCATGCAAGCTCAGGTTGAGCCTTTACAAGTGGATCAGACATATTGTCGTAATCAGGATCTATCGTATCATCCAAAAATAGCTGTTCATTAATATAATCAGATGCTGCTTTGACAGGATTAAACTGTCTCATAGCAGCACCCCAAATCTGCTTTTGATTTGTATTGTAATAAAAAGGATTAGCATCTCCAAATTCGCTAGCCCTAAAAGAGCTTGTAATAGGGCCAACAGACTCTATGTCCCTGCGAATCATTTCATCAGGGTCCATGTCTGTTACAGGGACTTCTGCTTCTGGCAAAAGACCAGATTGAGTATTAATAACTTCATCAGGGGTTTGGTCTACAGCAGTAGGTAGGTTTGGGCCAACAGGCTTCTTTTTAAGAAACCAATCAGGAACCTCAACTTCATTATATGGGCTAACAACGGGGCCATCAGGTTGGCCAGCTTCGAGTTGTACCTGCTCGACAGGAGTATCAGAATCTTCCTGACCAGCCTGTATAAGCCTATCAACCCTTTGGTCTCTAGAACTATCAGATGGTGGAATAGCGCTTACAGTAGCATCAGGAGATACAGGTGAAACGGCATCTTGAGTATCAGAAAGAACTTCATCTCTTATAGCTCTATCTTCAGAGAAATCTACCTCACCAGCAATTTGTTCTGGCGCTCTAATGCCCCTGATAGGGTCTGTTTTTATTCCAAATTGTTCACTTTTTTTTTGAGCGCCTGTTTCAAAATAATCGGCTTCCCGATTACGTCTGCTACCGTAGTCATCACCAAAGTTTCTAAGGTTGCCTACAGCACCGTCCCAATCACCTGATGTTACTTGACGCCAAAAGTTAGGTGTTTCAGTAGCAAGATTGCCATATTGAAAAGCAACAGATGTAATCACCGTAGCTTCCCTCATTGGCAAATCATCAAAAGACTGACCAGTTTTGGCCTTCCACCTTTTCTTTAGGAGACCAAGCTCTTTCTTCTTAGCAAACTCATTAATGGTTTTGGCTTGCTCGTCACTAACAACAAGATTACTGGCAACCTCATCGGCAGCAGCGCCCTTGATACCCAAGTATGGGGTAAGTAAATCAATGATTTCTTTTGATAAGCCTTTAAGATCACTGACAGATCTTGCTCCAAGATCAAACCCGCTAGCAATGGTAACGCCAGAGTCAGACCCTTCCGGGTTAGGAACATAGCCTTTTAAACGAAAGCCTTCTTGCTCAAGAATAAAATCCCAATCAATATTACTCATTGCTATAAACCTTTTCTAACTCTTCAAGATACTCTTGATCGCTAAACTTCCCTGATGCCCAATCTCTTAAAACCTGAACATCAGCAGCATCTATAGTTGGTGTAGTTATAACGCCAGCTCCAGGCTTCATAATGCCAAGTACAGGTTTGATTGTGTTTAAAGTGGCATTAATTTTTTCTTCAAGATCCAGAAGCATAGTATCAGAGTCAAAAAAACTTGAATCCTCATCTAAATCATTAAGAATATCATTTGAAAACCCCTGAACAATGCTTGGCGATAAAAGACTCATTTGACTAAAGAAGTTTCTAACGGTAGTGCTTTTCGTCCTTTGAATAGCAGCTTCGACAATCTTGTTATCGAGTGACCTATTGTAGTCATAATGAAAGCCAGTAAGAACAGGTATAGAGACACCTTCTTCAGAAACCATATAAACAGTATATGTCTGATCTCTACCAAAAACCTCCTCTGGCACAACCCTTAGATTTGTACCATCTGTATCATTAACCATGTCAATAATGCTTTGGTCATATGCAAAATCAGGACGCAAAATACTGCGCCTAACCTCTCTATAAAAAGCATCTGCAACACTGCCATCTGGGATCACATCTATGTTAGACCCTATGCTTTGAGAAGCAGACTTATACCAAGTGTTAAACCCGATGTATGAATCACCATTTTCATCAATATTAACACCAATGCTGTCAGAAACAGCAACAACAGCGCTTCTAATAGCAAGCTGCATACCCTCTTCTGTTTGAGGCAAATTATGCCTAACCATCAAAGCTGGAACAGCAGACTGTAAATAAGACATAAATCTGGGGTCTCTAATAAAAGCATCAGATATGTCGGCATCTGGGGCAATGCTAATTTGATCTAACTTTGCAAGATCAGCGGGGCTTCTTGTTGAATCATCAAAAAAGAAAACATTGTTTTGAACAGACTCAAGAAAACTTGAAGGCTCAACAGCATCGTTAAAGTTTGATTTTATAACCTCTGTAAGATCTGCGCCAAATGTTGCCTCGATGCTAGAGGACATTCTTTTGCCTCCAGTATTCGTTTTCATGTTTGCAGCATTGATCGCTTGCCAGTCTTTCGGGCCTACAAATCGAAGCATATTAAAAGTGGTAGTGTCTATGCCAGCATCCTGCATATACTTTTCTGCTTGTAGTTCACCAACTCCAAGGCCAGCAGTTCCTGCTCTGTTTATTCCTTGTGAAAGAGTCAAGAACAGGCTGTTGTAAACCTCTTGTGCAAGATTATAGACCTCTGATTCTTGAACAGGATTATTTACACTATTCATAAGATTAACAAGATCAGGATGAACAAACTTAAACTTGACGCTAAAGCCTATAGCTTGATCTATGTTT